CGTGCCCCTTGCGAGGCCCCTTTTCTATCGCTTGGCCGGTCGTCGGCCGCGAGCTTCAAGGTAGGCCGGCAGAATGCCGCATACGCGCGTAGCGTGCGCGCTGATGTTGTTGTGGCAGACCCGGCCACAACGCGGCTGAGCCCAATCCCTGCCCACACGCCGACCTACGTACCCGATTCTTCCAGCTTGTCCGGCTTGATCTCCAGCTCCAGGGTGGTGGTGTAGCCCCGGTCGTTCAAAGTGTGCGTCACCTTCCCGACGATCCACTCGGTGCCGTCGATCTCTTTCTTCCAGCCCTTCACCGTGGCATGCAGCGACGGGAACAAGTCGGCCCGTCCGCGTGCCAGCGCAATGGAGAAGGTAGCCACGCCTCGCTGAATCTTGCGCCACTCGCCACGTGCGGCACGTTCCGCGTTGGCCTTGGTCGCATACGTATGGCGTAACACCTTCACGTTGTCCGGGTTCGGCTGCGCCACCACGGTGGCCGGCTTCTTCTTGCCCTTGGCCGTCGGCTTTTCTTTCACGATCGTCGCGTTGGACGCATCGATCACCACTTCGCCGCGCACGCCGGCACGTGTGTCCTGGTAGTACGCTTTCACGCCGTTGTAGTTGTCGCGGTCGGCCACCAGGAAGGTGTGTATATCGCCCACATCCCGCGTGATGGTCACCTTGGGGAGCACGATGCCGGACCCACTAGTGGGCACCCCTGCCGGAATGAAGAGCAGCGTGCCGTTCTTGACGGTAGCGATCGCGTCGAACTCGCGCGCCAGGCGCGTGAGGAAGTTCGCATCCGACTCGCCGGTCTGGTCCACGTGCTCGATGACTTGGCCGGCCAGCGTTCGCCCGACCATGTGCGTGAGCTTGTTGCGCAGCGCAATGCTCTGCACGATGTGCCCGAGTGTCTTGCCGGCATAGGAGTTTTCTCGGCGCGTGGTGAGGCCACCATCGAACTCCGCACTGCGTGCGCGGATGGTGAGCCGATCGGGCGGCCCGGTGTGCTCCAGCTCGTCCACCTTGAACATGCCTTTGTGGACCATGCCGGTGTCCGCCCAGCCGATGTACAACCCCAGATGCACCCCTTTCTCGGGCATCGCCAGCTTCCCGTCGCTGTCGTTGAGCGTGATGTCGAGCTGGTCCGCCTCGAAGCCGCGGTTATCCGTGAGCGTGAGTTCGATCAGGCGCCCCTTGATGCGCTCGGTGATGTCTTTTCTGTTGGCCGTGATGCGATAGACCGGTCGCGGCTCCTTCATGCCGGCGAGCAAGTCACTGCTCACAGCAGCACCTTGGTCGCAGCGGACACGATCTTGGACAGCAGGCCATCATCGATGCGTGTCAGTTTGAGGGTGAAGTCCGCCACGCGCGCGGCGCCATCCTGGAAGAAGTAGGAGCGCTTCGTGTCCAGGCTCTCGATGACGAACTGGCCGTAGTAGCGCCCCGTGCCTTCGATCAGCGTATAGGCGCTGCCGGTGTCGCCCATCAGCTCCAGCACCGCCAGCGTCCACTCGCCGCCGGTGAGCTCGGGCATGAGGCGCCCGGACAGCGTAATGGTCTCGTCGTCCGGTCCCGCGTACTGGTGCGCCGGCCGGCGGCCGACACGGTTGTTGGATGGGTGGCGCCAGCCGACCTGGCGCTGGAATTCCTGGTAAGGGGCGGTGTCCAGGCTGAACACGAAGAGCCCCAAGGCCATCATCATGGTCAGTCTCCGTCTGTGAAGCGCGAGCGGCTGCGCGCCGCACGCTGGCTTTCCGCCAGGCGCAGCCGCTCTTCCACCAGGCGGGCGATCAACCGTTCATCGGCGCCCGCCGGCGGGTGGATGTTGATAACGATGGGGGCAGCGGCGGGCGCCGCTGCTGTGGCTGTACTGCCTGCGCCGGCGACCAGCGGCGCGCGAGTGTCGAATTGCACCGGGGCAGCAAAAGCCGGCGCCGTACCAATGGCGATGCCAGCACCGATGCCGGTGAGCTTCGATGCCATGCGCTGCACCGTGCCCAGCGGGCCGTCCTGGCTATCGGCGAGACCTTCCTGCAGGCCGGCCATGGTGAAGCCGCCCAGCTCGGCAAACACACGGCTTGGCGAGTGAATGCCGAGCTTTTCCTTGAAGAGCCCGATGGTGCGATCAGCCACGCCGCTCACAGCATCCACAACCCAGCCGATGGCGCCTGTAATGCCGTTGGCCAGGCCCTGAATCATGTTCGTGCCGAACTCGGTGAACTTGGTCGGCATGTCGATCCCGAACCACTGCAGCACCGTGGCAAACGCGGCGTGGAAGAGCCCCAGCGGTGACCAGTTAAGCAACAGCGCGCCCACGCCGAGGATGCCGCCGTTGAACGCCTCCTTCACCTGGCCCCACAGGCCCAGGAAGAACCCCTTGATCGGCTCCCAGTACTCGTAGATCAGGTAGGCCGCCACGGCAATGGCCGTCACCGCTAGGCCGATGGGATTCATCAGCAAGGCGCGGCCCAGCAAGCCCACCGCGCGCATGACCCACGTGAAGGCGGTCCCCAGGCCCTGCAGAACGCCCGACAGCATGCCGCCTGCGCCACCCACGCCTCCCATCACGAGGGATAGCATTGCGAATGGCCCCAGCACGGAGGCGATGGCGAGCATGATGGGACCGAGAATCAGCAGGGCAGCGGCCAACACACCGACGCCGATAGCCATGGCCTTGGCGATGCCGGGGTTCTCCTGCATGAACTTCGTCACGCGGTCGGCCGCCTTCGCGACCCACTCCAGGGCGCCGGCGTACAGCGGCAATACCTTCTCGCCGATCTCCTTCTGCAGGTCGCGGATTTTGGCGAGCGTTTCCGCTTCTTTGCCTTGCGGCAGTCCCTTTGCGCGCGCATCGAGCTGGTCGATGCTGTCGGCGCCCTGGTTGAGGCGCATGTTCTTGTGAATCTGGTCGCGCTGCAGGTACATCTGCGACATCAGGCCGGAAGCCGTCCGGTTGGAGAAGATGCCGCCGATGGCGTCGAGCACCTGGTCTTTGCCGGTGATGCCTTTCTCGGCCAGCGTGGGCAGCAGCACCGTTTCCATCCACTCGAACTGACTTTTGCGGAACACGTCCGCGCCCTTGAGCGCGCCGGGGTCCATAAACGAGATTTGGCCGGCCTTGTCTTCCTTGACCTTGCTGCGGTCGGCAATGAGGCCGAGCCGGTCCAGGTTGCCCAGCGTGCGCTTGGTCGTCTTGCCCTGGTACAGGTTCTGGTAGGCACTCATCATGGCGGTACCGACCGTGTTGCCGCCCATTTCCTGCACGACTGGCTCGAGCGCGTAGAAGAACGCTTCGCTGTCCATGCCCTTGGCGGCCAGGCCACCGCGCTTGATGACCTGCAACCACTGATCGGATTGCACGCGGCCGCCGGTGGCGGTGATGACACGCTGGATCATGTCCGCCTGCTTCTTGAACTCCTCGGGGCTGGAGAGGCCGCCACGCAACTCCACGACCTTGAGCAGGTCCAGGAACATGCGCTCGTTGTCTTCGCCCTGTGCCTGGCCGAACACGGCCTTGTTGGCGAATTTCATCTTCGCGAGTGTGGGCAGCACCATCTCAGCGTGGTGCGCATCGGCAAACACCGAGAGCGCGTCGCGCATGAGCTCGGCCTTCTCGACCTGGCTCACGCCGTATGCCTTCATCTGCTTGGCGAACTCGATGGATTCCTTGGTCGCGGCATCGCCCAGGCCCAGCGCGCCCATGCGGGCCTTCTCCAGCTCGTAGTGCTTCGATTCGCCGAGGCCCTTCCAGATGGGAGCGCCGGTGGCCATGCCGGCGGCGGTGGCACCCGCGCCGGCAGCGGCCAGGTTGCCGGCCCGCGCGCGCACCTTGTCGGCTTGCTGCTGGGCAGCCGCCATGCGGCGCTGTTGCGCCGTCACGGCACCCATGCGCTGTGTCTGGGCTTCAAGCTGCTGGTTGGTGGCTGCAATGCGTGATTTGAGGTCGCGCTGATGCTGCGCGAGGTTCTGCGTGCCGATGCCGGCATCCGTCAACCGCGTGCGCACCTGCTGCAGCCGCTCGGCCAACTCCGCCTGGCGGCCCTTGAGGGCCTGCGCTTCGCGCGTGGCCGCCTGAAACTGCTTCACCAGCGCCGCAGACGGCTCACTGGTTGCGCGCATCTGCCGCGCGAGTTCGGCCGCACGGCCGCGCACCGCGCTCAACTGGTTGCCGGTGATGGCCGCGTCCTTGGAGAGCTTGCGGAACGCATCGATGTTGCCTTGCACGCGCTCCAGGTCCTTGAGCTGGGCACGCGTGGCCTTGATCGACCTGGTCAGGTCGTTGTTGCTCGACATGAGCTGGCGGATCGGACGCGTCGCTTTGTCGACGGCCGACAGGATCACCTCCAGGCGCAGGCGGCGGGCGTCGCTCATTCGTCAACCCCGCTACGCTCACGGGCGCGCTCGCGCCACTGCATCAACTCGGCCACGCTCATCGCGTACAGCTCCCCCAGACCAAAGCCACCAAAGATCACTGCAACGTCGGCGACGGCGTCGTCGGTGCGCTCGGGTAGCTGTCCTCCTTGAGCCGCTTCGGCAGCAAAAAACCGCTCACCTCCGAGGCGAGTTGCGTGAGGTCGGCCGGGTCCATCTTGCTGACATCGGCGGTGGTCAGCGTCGGTGTGGTGATGCGCGGCAGCACCGTATGCAGGGCCGCCACTTCCATGCGCATGAGGTCCATGAGACTGACGCCGCGCAGCTCGCCCGCACCGGGCTTGCGCAGGGTGATATCGGAGATGACCTGTTCGCCGCGCTTGATGGGCGTGTCCAGAGTGACGGTGACGGTTTGGTTGTCCATGGTGGTGGGTACGTTGAGATGAGAGAGACATGCCCGGCCGCGCGCGGCCGGGCACATGTGTTATGAGCGGTCAAACATCAGAGACCGATGGCCCGGCGCTGCTCGGCCAGGCGATCGACACCAAAGACGCGCTCGATGAAGTTGACGTGGTCGATCTCGATCCAGTCCTCGCCGTTGACGCTGAGCTTGTAGTACGAGAGCGCCGACTTGACCTTGAACGGGTCCTTGTCGCCGGCCTTGGCGTTGCCGAAGTCGACCTCCTTGTGGCGGCCGCGCACCACGACCTCCACCGCATCCACCTCGCCGGTGTCGTCGCGCTGGTAGGCGCCCGCGAAGCGGACGAGCGCCCCGTCCACGGTGGTAGTGCCGTATTGCTTGAGCACGGCGCGCATGAGGCCGCCATAGGTGGCTTCGATTTCCAATTTCTCGTTGCCAAGGTCCAGCTCGACGGGGCCGTTCATGCCGCCGGCGCGGTATTCCTCCACCTTGCGCGTGAGCTTGGGCAGCGTGAATTCCTCGACTTCGCCGGCGTGGCTCTTTCCGTCCAGGAAGACGTTGAAGTGCTTGAGTTTGCTGGGCAGTGCCATGTTCTTTCCTTGGATTCAGTGAGGAGACCGCGTCAAGCCTTCACGGCTTCGGCGAACTGCATGAGGTAGCGGTCGGTGATGCGCTGGCGGAACGTGAGGTCTTCCAGCGGCGGCACGGGCGTGTAGTCGTAGTCGATCCACAACTTGCCGGCCTTGAGCGTGTCTTTGACGTTGATCGACGCGTCGAACCAGGCCTGACCACCCAGCAGGTAGCCATTGCGCACGAGGCTGCGCAGCTTCGCGTTGATGCCCTCCAGGATGTCGCGCACGAGCGACGGCGTCATCGGCAGGTCGTTGGCCCACATGTGGGCCTCGGCCATCGTGTCGGCCAGCACCTGCGCGGTGCGGGTGTAGTTCTCGAAGGCGAAGAGCGGATCAGCGCTGCAGGTGCGCGAGCCCCAGAAGCGGAAGCCGTCCTGGTGAATCAGCGTGGTCACCTCGTGCGCGTTCAGGTAGCCCGCGTCGGTGTCCGGGTTCTGCAGGTCCCAGTACACGTCGCGCGAGAGGCCGGTCACGCCATTGACGGCGACGTTGGAGAGCGTCTTGTGCCAGCCGGTCTCGTTGTCGATCTTGGCGCGCAGGCCTGCGGCACGGGCGGTGGCCCACAGCGTGTGCTCGGCATTGGTCCGGGTGTCCCAGCCGACGAACTCGGGCCACAGCACCATCAGCTCGCGCTGACCAAAGTTCTGGCGGTACGTGGTGGCTTCTTCCTTAGTCGCGCAGCCGGCGGCGTTTACGTAGGCAAACGCACGCAACTTCTGCGCGGTGGCGGCCAATTCCGTGGCCACGGGCAGCGTATCGAGCCCCGGCACGGCCAGCACGCGCGGTGTCACGCCAAAGCGGTTGCGCGCGGCCAGCAGCGCTTTCATGCCGGTGTAGCGGCCTTGCGCGTTGGTGGTGCCGATCAGGTTGCTGTTGGTCTCGGCTTCGCCCTTGCCCTCGGCGACGCGCACCACGACAGCCATGGGGCTGGTCTGATCGGCGACGGCCTGCAGCGTGCGGGCCAGTGTCCCCTTGTCGCCAGCGCGGCCGACGGCGCCCTGCACGTTGGTGAGCAGCACGGGCGTATCGAGCGGGAAGGTGGCGATGTCCGCGTCATCGGCGGTGCACACGAGACCGAGCACGGCGGTCTCGATGGTCCGAATGGGGCGCGTGCCCTCGTTGATTTCAACGACGCGGACGCCGTGGTGGTAGTTGGATGGCATGCAGTCTCCAGCAGGTCGATGGGTCTGCTTGGAGGATGCGGCGCGCGCGTGTGGAAGTCTTGCGAGGGGTGTTGTGCAGCGGGCGGCCACAACAACCGCCCGTGCGATGGCTATCCGATGAGGGACGCCGGCATCTCAGGCCACTGCACGGCATCCGGGAAACCTGCCTGCAGCGGCACGTCGCGCAGGGCTTTGCGATAGCGGCGTGCCGCAACGATCAGCTCGGAGTCCTCAGCGTCCTCTGCCTTCATCACCAGCACGTCGGCGTCGGCCAGCAACGCGTCACGCTTGGCGCGCATCTCGGCACCCAGCACGTGCTTGGTGGCCGCCTCGCCGTGGATGGCCCACAGGCGGGCGATGTCGTCATCAGTCGGTTTCGGTGGATCGGTGGGCAACCACGCTGGAATCCAGGCGGGACCAATCTGCTCCAGGGTCGTGCTGTCCACCGGGTGGGAGACCCAGTAGTCCTTCCAGCGCGTCAGTGTTGGGTAGGCCTGCGCGAGCACGTATGCCAGGTGTTCCACAGTCATCATGAAATGGGCTCCTTATTGATTGCGCATCCAGTCACCGTAGACGGTGATGGCATTGGCAGTGCCGTTGCCGGGGCCAGTGAGGCCCACGACCACCCACGGGTGCGGCAGCACCGGATTGCCGGAAATGACGCCGAACGATTGGGTGGCGCCGGCGCGCTGGCATTGCGCGCCTGCACCGGCCTTGCCGTTGTTCAGGTTCGTCAGATAGGTGGACAGCCATTGCCCGGCCCAAGGCATGTAGACGTTGCCATCGGCCGCGAGGACGCCGCCGCCACCTGTGGTGACAGCGCCTTGGATTCCCAGGTTGCCGTCGCCGTTGAAAGTGAACGCATTGGCTCGACCGCCTACGTGAATCGACACGATGGGCGCAGACCCATTGCTGCCGCCTGCGTAGGCGTCAATGGCGGCCAGGTGCCGCGCGCCCCACTGTGTCCAGCGGATGCCCATGTAGGCCGCCTGATTGTTTGGACAGTCCACCTGCAGGGCGGGTGTGCGATTGCCGGCCCAATCGGCGTGTGTGCCACCGATGTTGTCGCCACCCACGGGCGACACCGTGAGCGCGGTGCGTCCAAAGCCAACGGAGAAGTTGAGCCCCTTGTGCGCGCTGAGTGGCCCGCCTTCGGCGGTGAGCGGCACCTTCAGGTTGCTCGAATCCCACGGCGTCGCGCCTGCAAAGGTGGGCCGTGCTGAGAACGCGGCCTGGCCCGTCTCCCAGTTGATGGTCAGGGGCTGGGCCTTGCTGGTGCCGTTGGTGTTGTAGGAGCCGAACACCAGGTCGCCCGATGCGGCAATGCTGTAGAGGCGCCAGGCCACCGTATCGCCGCCGAACTCGATGAACCCCCGGCCATCGTTCTTGTAGGCCGGCAGGTTCAGGTTCGCCAGGCTCTTGATACCACCGCCGGTGACGGTGCCAGGCGTCGTGACGTTGCCGTTGCCCTCGATGGCGCACACCCGCAAGAACGTGGAGAACGTGCCGTCGGCCGCCGTGTTGCGGTCAACGACGAGTTGTCCGCCAGACGACACCATCCGAAAGCGCCCCTGCGTGAGGGATTGCTGGGTGTCCGTGAGCTGGAGTTCGATCGCCTTTCCATTGAGGTTGATGGGACCTGATATGTCGCCGCCGCTGCGCGGCAATGCAGCCTTCGCCGTGTCCAGGGCGGTGGTGGCGGTGTCCAGGGCCTTCTTGACCGATTCCGGCGCGGCATAGCGCTCGTCGGCCTGGCCAAGCGGCACGGCGTGCTCGGGCGCAACGGCCAGTGCGACCGCAAAGGCCTGCTTGCTCGATCCGGCCAGGTCTGCCTTCAGGTCGAGCAGGACCACCAGCTTCTTGGGCGTCACGATGCGATCGTCTGCACGGCCCGCCTTGGTCTCGGCATCCGTGGCAATGCGAAGCAGCCCCGTGCGTGCTTCCGTGGCGGTACGGGCCGACAGGGCTGCAGGCGTGACCGCGCGCAGCTTGTCGGTGCCATCCTGCGTTTCCTGATCGGTGGCCAACTCCACTACGCCCTGGCGCTCGGTGGTCGCGGGCGGGTTCGTGAAATTCGTCTCGCCAAAGGTCAGCGCCGACACGTCCAGCGACTTGAACACCACGTCGACGGCCAGCAACAGGATGGCCACGGGAGATTTCTCCATGATGGGTACTGCCTGGCAATACGTGCCGAGCAGCACGCCGTTGTCGAGGTACAGCCCGAAGCCGTAGAGCTTGAACTGGTCGGCACCATCATCGCGGATCGTGACGTGGATGGTGTCCGGGGCGATGTTCTCGCCGGCGATGGTGCCGACGCGCTTGAGCTCGTTCGGTAGCGCTGTCAGGGTTGGGGTGAAGTCGAACGGTGCGGTTGCAAAGCCCACCTGCAGGACCTTGCGCGCGGTGGTGCCGGTGTGGTCGCTAGCAATGAGCGCCGCGCGGCCGGCGTCGGTGATGTTGAGGGTCGTTCCTGCCATGTCAGGCGTCCGTGAGTGAGAGGCGAACAAAGAGCGCGGGGCGAATCGCTGCGGCGACGCCGACGCCACCCCGCCGGTTAAAGCCCTGGGTGAAGGTGTAGTGCGCGCGCACGGGCTTGGTGCGGTCGATCTCGGCCACGATGTCCGCCACGAAATCCGCCGTCGATGGAATGTCGTCGCGCTCGCTGACCGTCATCACCAGCTCGAAGGTGTACGGCGGTCCCTTGGGCTCCATCTGCCACCACTCGCGCAGCGCGATGTTGGCGCCGAACGAGGCCACGACTTCGCGCACCGCAGCGGCCGTGCCCTTCTTGCGGGCGATCGAGATGGCAGAACGCACGCGGGCGCGTTTGACCTGCTCGGGCCAGTAGTCCTTCCAGGTGTCGATGCCCAGGTGCCAGGCAAGCCAAGGCAGCAGGTGCGCGGGAATCGCATCCGGATCGATCAGCGAGCGCAGCGGGACCGGCAAATCGCTGATGACGCCAGCAACAGCGGTGGCGTTGCGCTCCAGCTCGGTGGCGTTCGGTGGCAGCAGGCTACGCACGCTGGGCTCCTGTTTTGACTTCCATACCGGTGCAGTACGGCGCCTGCGTCAGGTCGGCACGGATGTCGCCGACCGGCGCATGCAGATCCACTTCCTCGACCCCGGCGACGTGCAGAGCGGCGTCCAGGCCGGAGCGGGCCACCACGCGTCCCAGACGGTGGCAGGCCTCCACATACGCCGCCAGGCGCTTGCGGGCCTCGGTCACCACCACAGTGGCGTCCGGGCCGGGAAACAGGTGCAGCGTGGCGGAAACCTCGTAACGCAGGATCGCGGCCGATTGCACGGTCACGTAATCGGTCAGCGGGCGGATGTCTTCCGAGCGTAAGGCGGCTTCGACCTTGGCGAGCAGCTCGGGCGCGGCGGTGCCGTCGCCTTCGCGCGAGAGGATGGTAATGCGGACCTCGCCATCGCTCGGGCTGGTCGCGGATGCATCCAGCACCCGGCCATCCACGTCTCGTGCATGCGACCGGTACGCGCCTTCGGGTCCTGCGACCGAGAACGACTGCGGCGCGAGCTGCACGCGCAGGCGCAGGTCGGTGTCGTTCTCCATCTCCGCCGGTGTGCCGGCAATGGGGTCTTCCGGCTTGATGACCAGGCGGCGCACCTTGAAAAGCGCCGCAATGTGTTCCAGGTCTGCGCCCTCGGCGTAGGCAAGCATCACCGCGCGCGCGGCTTCGTTGATGCGCTGGCGCAGCAGCAGCTCACGGTAGGTCGATTCCTCCAGGAACTTGGTCATCGGTTCGGATTCGAGCGCAAGAACCGCAGCCACATCGGCTTGCTTGTCTGCCGGGTAGCGCGCGATGAGCGCAGCCTTGCGCTGCGCCAGGATGGTCTCGTAGTCCAGCACCTCCACCACGTTGGGCGGCGGCAGTTGCGACAGGTCGATGAGCGCCCCCATGGTCAACCTCGCAGCGCAATGTTGAGCGCGCCTAGCGGCTCGCGGCGTGGGCCGTCGACACGATCGGCCTCGACATCGAGCACAGGCTTGCCCTCGGCGTCGATCCAGAAGCGCACCGATGCGATACGGATGCGCGGTTCCCACCGCACGAGGGCGGTGACGGCTGCCGACATGGTGCGCAGCCGCGTGGCGGGGTTCATCGGCTGGTCGATCAGCTCCGGCACCTGCGAGCCGTAATCGCGGCGCATGACGCGCGAACCGATGGGTGTCGACAGGATGTCGCGCATGGACTGCGCGATGTGCGCGGCACTCTCCAGCGCGCGGCCCGTGGTGGCGCTCATGCCGGTCATTTCGTGCCCTCGGTCCAGGCGTCGCCCGGCTTGATACCACCGTGGCCGTGGTCATGCACCACGACGCCGTTGGACGACAGCTTGCCGCCCTGGTGCGTCAGGTCGCCCTGGATGACGTTGCCGTTCTCGCCGCCCTGGCCAGCCAGGCCGTTCATGAACGAGAGCAGCCCCTTCACGGTGACGTTGCCGTCAAACATTGTGTCGGGGCACTTCACCAGCACGCTCGTGGAGGCCTCCACGAAGACGGTCTGCACGCCCTTGACCGAGAGCAGGCCGGCGCCGTGGTCGTACGTCACCTGCGCGCCATCCGGGTACAGCGTGACGGTCTGATTCGGGTCGTGGCTGGGAACGTCGGCAGCGTCCGTTGGGACGCCGCACAGGATCACGGCGTTGGCCAGGTCGCCGCTCGGGCAGAAGAGCACCACCTGTTCGCCCAAGCTAGGCGGATTCCAGGTGCGGGTTTTGCCGGCGCGCTGCTCGATCCACGGGCGCCACCTCGTGGTGAGGCCGCCTGTGCGCACGCGCACGGCGGGCGGCGCGGTGTGCCGCACCTCGGCGACGGTGCCGAGGCGAATGAGGTTTTCTAGAAGACGGGCGAGTTCTGCGGTATCCATGCCCGCAGCGTGCCGTGCGCGCGCGGGCTGGTCACGCGGCGCATGTTGTCGTGACGCTTGCTACAACGGGGCGCGCACTACGGGACCAGATTCCTCGGCCCGAATGGGGAAGGCCGCGACGCTGGCGCGCGACCATTCGATGTGGTCCGCATCGGGCAACTCGGTCAGCAGGACGGCTTTCATCTGGTCCCAGACGCCAGCCGCCTGCCAGTCGCGCAGTCGGCGCCAACAACTCATACCGGAGCCACAGTCCAATTCCTGGGGCAACCGCTGCCAGGAAATGCCCGACTGCAGCACAAACAGGATGCCTGTCAGCACAGCGCGATCGTGCAACGGCTTGCGCCCCGGATACAGAAACCGCCGTGGCTTCGACTGCGGTAGCAACGGTTCGATTTGCGCCCATAGAGCGTCACTCACGATCAGTTGGGCTTTCCTCTGGACCCTGTGCGCCCTCACCATGTCATCAGTACTGATAGGTCAACTGAAATCCCGTGGTGATACGCGCCGTGTTAAAGCCTGCCGGCTTGTAGATCGGCGTGCCGGCAAAGAGATCGTAGGACAACGAACCAAAGCGTGTGGCCCAGCCACCGCGCAGGCCAATCACGCCGCCGGCCAACTGTCGGCCGACCAGACCCGCCGTAGACGGACCATAGACGTGGCCGTAGTCCACACCGCCATAGAGCGACAGGCCCGTGTTGCCGATCGG